AGGCCTGTACTAGGTTGAGTTCAACGATGCGAGATTCAGCAATGGCTTCACGAATGATGATATCTTTACCGGAACCAGGTCCGCCAGTCACAAAGATGGCTCTAAACTGGCCACGGTCAACGGATTCATTTAATCCCATACCTTGGCGAACATCATGCATCAATTCTTTAACATGGTGGTCTGGAACATGAGATGGAACTCCTTGACGGAAAGAACTAAAGTCTTTATTCTTTGCATGTTCTCTCATCTTGGTACCAGACATACCTTCAGCACCCTCTGCATCAGGATCACGATGACCAGCTGAATGTACCTTTATCTTTTTAAAGTTATAAAGGCCATGGCCAGCTTCAACACCATTATATTTGTGTAACAATGTGTGCATTTCCTTAACACGGTCCGAACCAGCAACTACATGAAGCTCGTCATGGCCTTTGGCATGCAATTTAGCTGCAGCATGTAGGATGGTTGGAGATTCTTTTGATGAAGTTTCGAAATGTGTACCAGGAGAATACCGTTTTAAATGCTTAACTTTTTGTTCNCCNGACAAAGGATTCTTTTTTGAATCTTGTGAATGTGAAACAACGACTGTGTGTTTTGCACCCAACTTTTCAGCTGTAGATTTCACCTTATCAATTAATTTAAGGTGACCTGTAGTAGGAGGATTCATACGACCAAAGGCCATCACCACAGGTTTTGTGGATTCTTCTTCTTCGTATAGTTCTAAAAATGACTTCATTAATCTCTGTGTCCTAATGTTTTGGCAAAATGTTCCAGATGATCGTCATTATCTAAATTAACATGACTTTTCTCTAGACCCTTCACACCATCTGGATGAAAAGCAATTGTTCTTGCACTTTTGTTTCCAGCTTGTTTCTCACGAATTATAAATTTGCCTTTGCCTTTGATTGGTGGCAGTCCATGATCTGTTACATCTTTACTATTTACTTTATATGTTCCATAACCACTACCAACATGCAAAACATCGACATGATGGTCCTTTAGGTAGGACACCGCAGGACTCAAATCCGGATGTTTAAATGTAATTGACTTTGCACGACCCGAAGCAGTGGTTTCAATTGTATGTTTATCAGGATCTTGAGTTTTATTCATGTGGTCTATTAGACCAGCTTTTTCAATTGCTGAAGCATATTTTGGTCTATTTTTTCTTGCTTTGTCGGTAATATGCCAACCTTTTTCTGAAGTATGGTTAATGGTTAATTGACCCATGGCCGCAGTCGTACCTTCTTTAACTTCACCTGAAATGATATTACCTTTGTGTACTTCTTTTCTTCTCTTATTCTCAATTGGAACATCAGTACCAGCTGTTGATCCTGCATGAGTGGCGTTAGCAGGAGTTATGCCGGCTTTCTTAAATCTTTCGAATGTTGCAAGTTCATAGTTATGTCCTTCATTCTTAGGAGCTTCACCAGGTTTACGAATCTTTGAAATGGGAATAACATGACTTTCTTTTGTATTATCATCAAAAGCGTGAACATGTAGTTTTCCGTCCAACCTTTCAGCTTTGGTGATTCTCAATTTAGATCCAGCAGGAACACCAGCATGGTTCTTATCTAAAACATGAGTAAATTCTTTACTTCCTATGTGTGGAGTAACATATTTCTTTTCATGATCAATTGATGCTGGACCACTTGCGGTCATTGCACCACGGCCTTCTGCTTCAGATAACATTTCTAGAAAGCTTTTCATTTCCTCACCTTTAACAAATTAGCTTTAGCAAATTCTTTGCGATCTACCAATTTCGTTGGTTCACCAGCATGATTTACTACAAAACCTTCAGGACCAGTTTTCTTACCATCAATATGGTGTTCTAAACCACCTTCATGTTGTGCTAGTGTGGATACTAACACGTTCTTGGCTTGTTGTAAATGGTGATGCATGGTTAAAAGGTTATCATAGTGTTGTTTATTAGCATCAATGTGTTGTAGGTGGCTTTGTGCTTCTGTATTTTTACGAGATTGAGCAGCTGGAGTTTTTAATTTGGATCCAGCTTTTTTGTATTGATTTGTAATGTGTTTTTTCAAACCTTCAGCGGATGGAACTTCATCGGTTCTAACAGTATGGTTAATATAGGTTGATAAATGTCCAGCTTCACCTCGATGAGGTTCTGTAGATTTATACATTGTATTTTTATTATCATTATGAATCTTTTGAGCACTAGTCATGTGTTTCTCAAAATCAGCTTGATCATTTTCAGAATAATGAATTTGTTTGGTGTCGTGGTTTGCTGATTTGTGCCAGACATCTGGATGTTGAGCAAAATTATGTAAATCCGGATGTGGATCAGCCGCCATGGACTTTATATCATTACCGTGGTATTGTTGATGTACAATAACCCCCATTTTTGATTTACGAATCTTATCGGCTTCATTACCTTTAGCGGTATATGTGATAGTATTTGGTGTAAAGGAAACTGCCTTTTTGTTGTCCTTTTTATCTCCTTCGGAATACATCATATCACCTTGATATACACCAGATTTAGGTGCTACCTTTTTAAGATGATTCAATGCTGCATGGAGTTTTTCTACAAGGCCTGGAGCGTGGCCATGGTTCTTCAATATATCTTTGTGTGTATAATTGATCTTCGGATTCTTATTGAAAGCAGATTTACTTGCCACAAAGAATTTACCTGTTTCAGGATGGTGTCCAAATACCACAGCAGGAGAACCATCATATTTCATGGTTAAAGCGGAACTATGTCCACCAGACTTAATGTGTTCGTGAGCTTGATTTAATGCATTATATGTGTGATCAAAACCTTTGGATCCATGAAGTAATGGTCTATCTTCAGCATGGTGAATATGCTTGAGTTTACCATCATCGGCTTCGGATTCTTCTTTGAGAAAGGTTTTAAACGACTGCATTAGGATCCTTCTAGATTTGCAACACACTTTGGTTGCCGTTTGCTTATTTATACAACTTTTAACCCAACCACTATAAACCATAGAAAGGTTGGGTTCGATACATAGTGACTAAATTATTGGATTTTTCTCTAGTAACCTATCAATTATATCATATATTGTATATTTTGGCAAGAATCCTAGTTCTTTAATTTTGGTATTATCGATTTCCATGTTAACCGTCTGTACTACTTTGTGAAACTTTGCTGGTTCAATTACTTCAATTTTTGATGTCGAACCCGATTTTTCAATTGCATAATCGATACAGGTTCGAACGGAAACACTTTCACCGGAACCAATGTTGTAGATTTCATTCAGATTACCTTTTTGTAGAATCAAATTAATGGCACTAACAACATCATCCACATACAGATAATCCCTAACTGCATATCCACCATCATATAAACTTAAAGTTTCATTATTCTGAACTTGTCGTAACATATACTGTAATGCGTTTTTCTTCTTGGATACTTTAGTATCTGTTTCACCTAAAACATTAGGTAATCGAAGAATTCTATAATTCATACCAAAAGTTTCACAGTATGAAATTAATAACTGTTCAGCTGCTCTTTTGGTAATCGAATAGAATCCTTTTGGATCACAATGAGCAGTTTCTTTTGCTGGTAAAGGAACATCACCATAAACGAACCATGAACTGATAAAGTTAAATGTTACATCTTTACCTTTACACGATTCCAATGTCTTGATGAGTGTCGTTAAGTTGGTTTCTATATCAAGATATGGATTAGTATGAACATTATAATTATCAATGGTTGAGATGAAGTAAAGAACCTCATTTGACTTTACTTCATAATCATTTCTTTCATTAACAATGACCTTAGGGGTTAATTCAGCATATCGACCGCCAACGAAACCTTTACCTAAAACATTAATTAATCGTTCCATTTTTTACAAACCTTTTCAATATAGGATAATATTTTTTCGTTCCATAAAGGAGAACAACCAACAAAGAACACATTACTTAATGCTAAGTTAGCATTTGGATATTGTTTAAAATCATCTAAATGTTTATAACCAGGATGTAATAGAATATTTCCAGCGAAATAGTTTCTTGTTTGAATCTTGTTTGCTTCAAAATGGGAAACTAACAATTCTTTCATATCTTGTGATTCACAGAAGATAGGAACACCGAACCAAGAAGGATCTGAATTGGTTGAAGAATTGATAACACGAGCACCTTGAATATTATCCTCAACATACTTTTGGACTATTTCTTTATACTCTCTACGCTTGCCTTCTAACATATCAAATTTCAATAATTGTTCGATACCAATAGCACCTTGTAAATCTAAAGGTTTTAAATTATAACCAATATTAGTAAACACATATTTGTGGTCAATAACACCATCATAGTCATTCAACCAATTATCAAATCGTTTACCACAAGTACCACATTCCAAAAGATTGTTAGAACCGACACAATAACAATCACGGCCCCACCAAGAAATGCTTCGGGCTTCTTTGATAAATTCTTCATCATTAGAACACACCATACCCCCTTCACCTGTTGAAATGTGGTGTGCTGGGTAGAATGATGTTGTCCAAGCATAATACAAATCGGTAATCAGGCTATCTTTCCAATTTGTTCCTAACGAATCACAATTATCACCTAATAGAACTAGATTGTGTTTTTTACAGATTTCAACGAGTCGGTCCATATCTGGAGGATTACCTAGAACAGGAGATACAAAGATTGCTTTTGTTTTTGGTGTGATCTTGCTTTCAATTTTATTAACATCAAAATTTAGAGTGTCTAATTCAATATCAATAAAGACCGGTTTCATACCATTCTGTACGATAGGTGCAATCGTTGTTGGAAACCCAACAGGAGATACAATAATCTCATCATCGATTTGCCAATTGAATTTTTTCTTCATAGCAGTAATCAATACCAGATTGGCAGAACTACCAGAATTAACCATGTGTGAATATTTTACATTGAATCGTTTACTAAACTTATTCTGAAATTGAGCTACCTTTTCTCCAGAAACAATCCATTTGCCGTTGAGTAGTGTATCGATAGCAGCATAAATTTCTTTATCGTCCCAATACTGACCAGAATACTGAACAAACTCACCATCAACATAATTGTCGTAATTTTTTACATATTGTGGTTGTACTTTTTGTGATAGTGNTTCTATCATTTGATGAATAATCATTTCATTACCTTTAATAAATTAAACATTATAAAAATTCCTTATACCCATTTTTCCGTGAAATCCTAAACTCTTACCCAACCAAAGATTGGGTTGGCCCGTCCAAGGAGCGATACTCGAATGATTCTCAACCGACCATCGG